CCAGATTTTTCCTCTATGGGTACGTCTGGAGGTTTACTAGCAAACGCGCGCACCGGCACAGGGCCGCAAGAAGTTGTGTATGGTGAAATAAGAAAAGGTGGCGTGGTTACGTTTGTCGAAAGTACCGGCGCTACAAATAAATATTTACACCAGATAATTTGTCTAGCCGGTCATGAGGTTAACGATATTGGCGACGTCTATATTAACGATCAGGTCGTTACTATTGGGAGCGATCACTACGTTAGCACAAGTGCTTGGCAAGACGCAGACGGTAATTCTAAGGTATATATTAGAAAATTTACCGGTGCGGATAATCAAAACGTTTATACAACATTAAGCGCAATAACAGATGGTGATGCGCCGGCGTTTCAAGTAGACGGCAGCGCTCCTAGTAATAACGAGGACACTAATTTCAAAGGCGAAGGGATTGCCTGTTTATATGTTAGGTTAGAATACGACCAAAACGTATTTGCAGAAGGCATTCCGTTATTTACCGCAAAGGTGCAAGGCAAAAAGGTTTACGACCCACGCACTAGCTCAACAGGGTATAGCGCTAATGCTGCTTTATGCATTCGTGACTATCTAGTTTCAGATTACGGCGTAGATAATACCGGCGATACGAATGACACAGTTTTTTCGGCGGCGGCTAATACGTGCGATGAGACCGTTGCGTTATCAGCCGGCGGTACAGAAAAACGTTATGAAATGAATGGCGTTATTAGCTTGGACCGTAGTCCTAGCGATATTTTAGGCGATATGATGACTAGTTGCGCCGGCACGTTATTCTGGGGTCAAGGTAAGTGGCAGTTAAAAGTCGGCGAGTATACTAGCTCGGTTAAAACGTTTACGGTCGATGATTTACGTAGCGGCGTTACACTAGAAACAAAACATTCGCGTCGAGATAATTTTAACATTGTTAGAGGCACATTTAACAATGCTAACGAGGACTATATTACGACTGACTATCCAGAGGTCAGAAGTACAACGTTTATTAGTAATGATAACAATGTCGAAAGCGCGTTAGACCTAACGCTACCGTTTACAACCTCTAGCATTATGGCTCAGAGGCTAGCTAAAATGACGCTGTTTCGGGCGCGTGAGCAAATGACGTTTAGCGCGGACTTTGGTTTAGATGCGTTTAACGTGCAAGTGGGCGATATAGTTGGAATAACTAACTCGCGCTATGGTTTTACAAATAAAGATTTTGAGGTCGTAGGGTGGAAGTTTAGTAACAATTCTACCGCCGGCGATCTTAGAGTTAATCTAACTTTACGAGAAACCTCTAGCTCTGCATTTTCGTGGAGCGCAGAGGAAAGCGCAATAAATAACAACGATAGTACGCTCCCTACCCTGACCGGTAATCTTACTATCGCAAGCTTAAGTATTTCGGGCGGTGGTCGCACCGCAGGGGATGGAACGTTTGTTCATAGCGCCATCGTTTCGTGGACTGCGCCGACAAACAGTTTTATCTCACACTACGAGGTAGAATATAAAGCGACAAGTGATAGCAGTTATCATTCTACTACTACGACAGAAAATAGCATAGAACTTAGCCCTCTAGTCGATGCGTTAGAATATACGTTTAGAGTTAGGGCTGTTACAGTATCTGGTAATAAAGGTCCGTTTGTCACAGCAACTTTTACCGGCGGTGGCGATACAACCGCGCCGGCGCTACCCACATCAATTAGCGCTACTGGTGGTTTTAAATTTATTGATATTAATTGGACTAACCCTACTGACTCCGACCTTAATTTTGTAGAGGTGTACGAAAATACAACTAATAGCACATCCGGTGCTGTTAAAGTCGGTGTATCCGGCGGTACAAGTTTTACGCGGACTGGTTTAGGGCTAAACCAGACAAGATACTATTTTTTAAAATCAGTAGATTTTTCTGGAAACCAGTCGGCGTTTACTTCTAGCGTCAATGCTACCACAACATATTTAGACGATGCTGATTTTGAAAATGGTGTTCGTCAAATATTTATAGACGCTAACTTAGATCTAATTGAACCAGTTTCGTCGCTTCCGGCAAGCGGAGATTTTACTGGGCAGACAGTTTATCTGACATCCGACCAAAAATTATATAACTGGACCGGTTCAGCGTGGAACGCCCCTGCCGGCGGCGTTAGTAGTTTCTCTGGTTTAAGTGGTTCTATTGCTGCTAGCCAAATTCCATCGGGTGTAATTACAGAAGCTAAGTTAGCTAACGATAGCGTAACAGCAGCGAAAATTAGTGCAAACGCCGTCGGTGCATCAGAGATAGCGGCAAACTCTATTACTGCTGCTAAAATAGCTGCCGGTGTAATTACCGGCGACAAACTTGTTGCTAATACAATTACCGGCGGTCTTTTATCTACTTCTGGTATTATCACAAGCGCAGCACAAATTAATGATGGAATAATAACGTCTGCAAAAATTCAAGACGCTGCAATTACAAATGCAAAAATAGGCAGCTTAGATGCTTCAAAAATAACAGCAGGGACCATTCAAGCAGATCGTTTTATCGGTGCAGGTATAGCTAAAATCAGTTCATCAGATGTAAATTATTACTATGGTGGCAGTTCACAGATATATAACACAACCGTAGCTTCTGTAACGCTATCAGGCATTACAAGTGGTTCGGCTGTAATAGTTGGATTTTCGGGAAGAATTGAACAAACATCTGGTACAAGCAGTAATCCTTATCAAGCAAAGGTGACGCTGAGTGTAGGTGGTACATCTCACGCTATCAATGGTGGTGGATTTGTAACAAGCGGAACTAACTTAACGCACTTAAAAGGCATAAGCTCAAGCGGAACATCTCAATCAGTTTCGGTAGTTGTTACATTTGCACGTAGGTTTCAAGTAAGTGGAAGTGTTTTTGCACTGTCGGTAATCCAATGAGTTATTTTGTTTACCTTAATGATGGTGGTTGGATTGTTTCTAAGTTTGAAACGGAAGCCGAAGCAAACAATCTAATATCTGCAAATGATGATGGTGTCATGTCAAAGATAGCTGCACCAAGCGACAGCGACACAGTAAATTATTTAAATTATATCGACGGCAATTTTGTTGCTGAAACGCAAGCTGACGTAGACGCGGAAACCTTAATAGAATTTAGACAAGAGCGTAACAAACGTTTGGCAGATACAGATTGGACGCAAACATCAGACAGTCCGTTATCTGAAACAGAAAAACAGAATTATCGCACACTAAGACAGAATTTGAGGGATATGCCGCAAGCAGACGGCTTTGATCCACTCAACCCAGTATGGCCTACTTTGCCATAATGCCAAATTAAATAAGGAGATCTTAAAATGGCTACATTAGCAGACCGCTGTCTAGATAACGGATTGACAGTATTGGACACTGAAGCAAACGCTATTCATGTTACTAGTCAGGAAGCGACTTCGTATACTGAAGCTACTTCCACATATACACTTGGGAACTCTACGTCACTAAGTGGTGCTACACCTTCTGATAGATCAGGCGGTGGCCGTGAAGTTGTCTTTGCAGCAATAACCGACGGTTCGATAACCGGCACAGGAACTTGTACTCATTACGCCCTCGTCGACACAAATAACAGCAGATTATTAGTCACTGGCGCTTTATCAGCGTCCCAGTCTGTAACTAGTGGTAACTCATTTACTGGCGCAAGTTTTGCTGTCGGTATTCCAGATCCGTCGTAGGAATTAGCTAATGGTTATGACTAATAAAACAGTCCATCACTTTGAGTTTGTTTCGGATGAAGTCGCAAAGAATATTGCTGACAAAGGTTACACGACAGATTTGAAAAGTGACGAGGCTAAATCCGAGAAGAAAAAAGAAACGGAAAAGTAAATGGTTAAATTTGCTGATAGAGTCTCTGTAAGCACTAGCACAACCGGCACAGGCACTTTAAGTTTAGGCTCTGCCCGAAGTGGTTATCAAAGTTTTGCCGACGGCGGCATAGCAGACGGTGACACTACGGTTTTTGTCATAGAAGATGGAACTGCTTGGGAAATATCGCAGGGAGTCTACACCCACTCGAATTTAACGTTAACTCGAGTGCTACGTAGTAGCTCAACCGGTTCGCTGCTAAATCTAAGTGGGTCTGCCTACGTATTTATCTCCCCTAGCGCGGCAGACCTAACTTTATCCGGCGCGGCGCATAACTTTACAGCATTTACGGCAACGTCAAATCAAACCTCGTTTTCCGTAAATTACACAGTAGGTAATATTTTAGTATTTATGAACGGAGCTAAACTAGATGCTAGTTCCTTTACTGCGTCTTCTGGAACGGCTGTAGTTCTAGGCTCTGGTGCTAGTGCCGGCGACATTGTTGAGGTAGTTGAGTACGGCGGTGCTTCTGCAAATTATTCAACAACTGAATTTACAGCTACATCAGGACAAACAGCGTTTTCCGGAACTTATAATATTAATAAAAGTGCGGTCTATTTAAACGGCATACTGCTCTTACCTACTACTGATTATTCAATAAGTGCCTCGGCGGTCACGCTTACTAGCGGTGCTAACACAGGCGACGTCGTCCAAGTTCAACAATATGCAATTTAAGGATCAGCTATGAGTATAAATCGTAATTTAGCAACTTTTGCAAAAGACGTTCAAAGCGATGGGACGTTACAAGACTCTAGTGTAAGAGGTATAGCTGTTACTGTCACAGTTTCTGGTGGTAAGTTCGTAATTGATGGAACGTCTCAGCAAGATATGTTTTTACCAAAAGGCGTAAAGTATCGACTAGATGTTTCTGACAGTTCTAACAGTGGGCATCCACTACGGTTTAGCACAACCTCAGATGGCACACACGGCGGCGGTTCACAATTTACGACTGGAATTACAAGCAGTGGAACTGCCGGATCGTCCGGTGCTTACGTTGAGGTGCAGTTACAGCAAGACGCAGCAGATCAACTTTATTATTACTGCGGTAATCATAGCGGCATGGGTGGCAGTGCAGAGACTGCACCACAGGGATCAACATATGGGAACAGTGATGTAGATACTCACCTTAATTACAGCAGCGCAACAAGTGGTCAGGTACTAGGGTATAATGGCTCGGATTATGCTTGGGTTAGTAATGCAGGTTATACAGACAGTGATGTTGACACCCATTTAAACACAAGTGGTGCAACAGGCGGTGATTACTTATTTTACACCGGAAGTGATTACGCATGGACAACTGCATTAGGTGAATTATCAGATGATACTACTCCACAATTAGGCGGTGACTTGGATGTTGTGACACGTAGTATTGTTTCAACGTCAAACAGAGATATTAATATTACGCCTAACGGAAGTGGTAAAGTTGTACTTGATGGGTTGTCATACCCTGCTTCTGATGGGTCTGCTAACCAAGTTCTCAAAACAGATGGATCAGGAAATTTAAGTTTTGTAGATCAATCATCGGGCGGCATTGCTAGTGTAGCGGCTGATACTACTCCTCAGTTGGGCGGTGACCTTGATGTGAACGGCAACGCTATTGTCTCTGCATCTAATGGAAACATTGCGATTACACCTAATGGATCAGGTAAAATTATCCTAGATGGTTTGTCTTTTCCTACGTCAGATGGA